AATTTGCAATGATAGTATCTGTTGCAACACCACCAGATGTTGATTTTAATTTAATATAACCAACATCAAGATCAATAGAAGCCTCTCCTGGAATTACTCGTGCACCTTCTTTAAATATGTTGGTGCCAAATTTTGTAATTTGGTTCTGCAGAATAGTCTGCATTTGAGTTAATTCTCGTGCTTGAACTGCATACCCAGGACGATATAAAATACGATAAAACTTACTATCTTCGCTAAAATCGTCGTAGTACGGCTCAGTATTAAAATTGATTGTCATTCTTTAATCTTCTCTATGGTTAATTCTGTTCTATTTATGTTTAGAATCTGATAACAGTTCTAAGAGTAACAGTCTCGTCTGCTGATGGGGTAAAACCAGCTTTATTATCAATAAACATCATCTGCCCAGAATATTTATCAATAGTTGGACTACCAACAGATAATACAGTAAATGTTTGTGAAGCAGCGTTTTCAAATGTATCATTGACAAGAGGAATATCATTATCTAAAGACTGTAGTAAAGCACTAGTAGATGAGGATGCTACAACACGATATCTTCTTTCATAAACATCACCATCAATAGTTCTATTTACAACAACGTCTGTGTCTTTTGGAAAGAATGTAGTATTAATAGATCCTTCTATAATAAAACAAGCAGATCCAATACTTCCTTGGAATCTATTATTTGTTCCATAAACTCTTGGGTTTTTAATAATACCAAGTTGGCGATAATCATTATTTATCGCAACACCTTGATTTAAGTCTGTAGATACATTGCTGTAAAACATAAGGGTTCTTGCAAATAATTCATCTGGAGCATTTCTTCCATGACCACCAAATGGAGGCATAATGGCACGTAATCTAGCACCCTTACCATTACCAGTAACAACTACGTTTGCAAAAGTATAATTTTGTCCAACATTAGTTACATTTATTTTAGTTATTTTTCCAGTGGCAGTATCCACAGTGGCTGTGGCTGTGGCACCAGTACCATCACCTTGAATTTCTATATTAGCAACACCATATCCATATCCACCAGAAATGATTTTTATAGCATTAATAGTTCCAGGAACAGTTAAAATTTCATTGTTTGCTTGAAGTGATGAAATATTACCTACACTAAGGTCTGCAGACAAAGCAGCACCAGTACCATCACCAGTAACAGATATTGTGGCATCGCTATAACCAATGCCAGCATTTTCAACAGTAACACCAACAATCTGCCCACCATCTAAAATTGGTAATAATTTTGCCTGTGACGCAGAAGTTTGAAAAGAGACTTCTGCTCCTGAAGCACCAATTTCAGTAATAGAAATTTCTGGAGCAGTAGCATAACCAGCACCAAATCTTCTAACCACAGTTCCGCTTGCTGGTTGTCCTGCGTATGTTAATTGAGCAGGAACACCAAGATATAATAATCCAGCAGTTCCATTAGTTACAGTTCCAGTAGTATGTGATGGAACTGTAGAAGCATGTGTTGTACCAGCAGTTGTAACTTTATATAATCTATTAGAAACATAAACAGTGCTATTTAAAGTCAGTGCTGTTGATGATGCAAACGCTGCAGAGTTTACTACTGTTCCAGTAGTATGAGATGGTGATGCTGATCCAAAAAAGCCAGCAGTAGATACAGTATATAATCTATTTGAAAAATAATATTGTTCTCCAACTAAAACTGCTGCTAAAGCAGACCACGATGAACCAAAATGAATATCTGGATTACTTGTGTAATTATCTCCTGGATTAGTAATTGTAACATAAAGAACAGATCCTGTTACAGCATTCATTTTTGCAACACCAACTGCGTTGGCACCACCACCACCAGAGAATGCCACTACTGGCGCAGTTGTATATCCTGATCCATTGCTGATTAAATTAACCTCTCTAACTGCGCCAGTAAGAGTTACTGAATCAACACTCTTTCTTGAAGTATTAGAGTATGTTAAACCAGTTGGTGTACCAGCTGTAGTAACAATAGCAACATCAGCTTCAGTGGTTAAAGTAAATCCTGTTACAGAAGAACCACTACCAGTAATGGCGGAAACTTTATAAGTTGTTGGATTTGAATAACCAGTAATACTACCAGTACCACCAAATGTTCCAGAAATAGCAATTAAATTACCAACTGCTATAGTAGTTGCAGTGCAAGTAAATTGCCCCCCTGTGCCAGAAATAGCAACACCAGAAATAGTTGGTGTAGTCAGTGACACAGTACCCTTAGCTCTAGTTCCAACAAATTTTAGAGCAGTTGTTCCATTTTCTACCGTGCCTAATCTATGCGTTGGTTGAGTTGATGACAAAGTTCCAGGTTTTACTACTTCATAAAAATCAAAATCTGTATTATATAATCTCTGTGCTAAAAATACAGATGACGAACCGATAAAAGCCGAAGCACTTGAAACTGGGTCACCAATATTTAATGTTGGTGTAGAATATCCACTTCCGCCTGCATTAACAATAACAGAAGTTAAAAATGTTGGATCTTCAACTCTACTTCCAGTGCCACTGCTTACTGTAATAGTAGCAGCAGAATATCCAGAACCTTTATTATTAATGATAATGCTATCTAAAGAACCATTTGAATAAAATTGATTGGTCAATGCAGAAATTACTGGAATTTGATCGTCTGATAAAAATTTATTTCTTAAATTAATAGGCACGTTGTACATATATTTCCAACGATATCCATCTGATGTTTCAATTGGAGTAACATCTGTTCCTAATGGTTTAATTGTTGATTGCGCATTATTGTTATTATCAAGACATTTATAGACGTTATAGTCTTCTGTCATTACATAAAACGTACAGTCTTCTAATTTTTGTGCGCCAGAAGATGCAATATTTAAAACAGCTCTTAGATCAGCTCCAGTTCCATTACCACCAGTAACAGTTACAGTGGGAACAGAAGTATAACCAGATCCTTTAGAAACTAAATCAACATCAATAATTTGTCCATCAAAAACAACTGCAGTAAAACTAGCTCCAGATCCGCCACCACCAGTAACAGTTATTGTTGGTAAAGATGTATAACTTGTACCACCAGAAACTATGTTTAGTCCAAGAATTTCTGTTGAATATTCGTCATCATACATATCATATATCGTCCCAGTTGTCCAGTTTCTTCTTGGAATAACAAAAGAAACATCAGAAGGACCAATTTGTTTCATAGTGATAATATCTGAACGAACTAGTCTTTCATAGGCATAGCTATCTACTGGGTACGGAGGATTTAATTCATCACCCCATGCCAAAGTTTTACCAAGAAAATAGTAATAGTTAGAACTTCTAGTTACTACATCTCGATATACACCCTCCGCCAATGATTTGTGCAGAATGGTTTTAATTAGAGAGGATGATGTCGCCATTTACGAACCCTAAACTTAAATTTTAAATTAGCTTACTGTTACAACCCATGTTACAGCAATAGTATCCCCAGCTCCCTTAGTTACAACTGGGAAAGTAGTGCGACAAAGCATAGTACCACCAGTTGAAGCGTTAAATACACCAGCTTCAGTAATAGCGCCATCACCAGTACCTGCAGGGAAAGTAGCAGTGTAAGTAATTGTGTTTGTAGAAACAGCAGAACCTGATAGTGATACACGACCAGTTTGTGCTAAAAGGGCAGTTTGAGAAGCACCTGGAGCGGTAGAATCAGTACCAATTGCCATGTGAGTCATCGCTGCAGGCGAGTTTGTTGTTGCTGCAATTTTAGCAGCGATATGGTTTTTACCAGCAGTAACAACTAAGTTAGGAACTTCAAATTCCTTAATGAGTTCGCCAGCTGCGTTTGTGTGAACGATCTTAACAAGACCAGTTGCTTTTAGTTCTTCAGTAACTTTTTGTAAGTTCATAAAATCTCCTTTAGATTACGGTGTAGTAAATGTTGAGGCTCTTGCGCCTGCGGAATAATCGGAATCATCAAAATAATCTTGGGCTGCATATGGATTTAATGCAATATAACCAGATTCCGTTTGTGAATCTAATGTATCTGTTAGATATTTAGTTGTGGTTATAGCAGGAATGTCTGCTATTGATTGCGACGTTGCTAATGCCTTAGAAAACGCACGAGTGCTGATGGCATCCTGCGTTCCAGAATAAGAAGTCGCTAGTGGCTTCGTGAAAGTCATAACATTACTGTCTGACATTCCAGAATAAGAAGTCGCTAGTGGCTTCGTGAAAGTCATAACATTACTGTCTGACATTCCAGAATAAGAAGTAGATAGTACCTTAGAAACACTCTTTGTAGCACTATCGGTTGGTGTATTAATTGTACTACTTAATACTTTTCCAAACCCAATAGTAGTAATACCAGTATCAACCACACCCTGAGTATCTTCAAGACCAATACCCAAAGATTTGACCAGAGATTCAAGAGCAATACTTAAATCATAGTTATTGGTAATATTAAACTCACCAAACAATGCCATACCTGCTGGGTGTAACATAGTTTTGACTGCAGAGCTATAAGTTGATAATCTCTCGTCAATTTTTAATACGTATGAAAATGCTTGGTAATATTTACTATCTTGAATATAGATAGAGTCATCTAAAAACCCATTGTTGGTTTCAAAATATCCAGGATACTTAACTAAAGCACCCAGATCAATTTCTATAATTGCAGGGTCATCTGAGTTAACTTGAGCATTTCTGTAGCTTAATGAAAACTCTGTTAATAGTGTACCAGCATATGTAGCATCAACATAGTTATAATCAACATAATCAGCAGAGTTAACATATCCCTGTTCATCAAATCCTACAGTTCTATCTAATATATCAGATTCTAATGTATATGATTGAGTGCCACCTGGAGCATAAAGGGAACCAATAGATCTAATATTTCTAAAAGTAAACGATCCAGTATAAGTTCCAGAAATTGGATTTTGATACTGAGAAGGAACACCTACCAATGTTAATGATGTTGTGCTTGCAATACTTTTAATAACACCAATAACCTTTGGAGTAGAATCCGTGCTCCACAATTCATCATCAATTGCTGGTCCACCAGCTTGACCAAAGTTTGTTCCAGAACCAGTAACAGTAGTGCTAGAAGAACTTGCAGTAATAGTACCAGCACCTGCTGAACTATAAGTGCTTTTTTGAACTAATGTAGAAGAACTTGTTGGAAGTGAAGAACTAACACTTGTTACTGAGTTTGATGCTAGCAAACTAACTGCAAAGTTAGAGGTGTATCCAATACCAAATTTAATAATCTCTGCATATTTAATACCACCAGTTGCAGTAACACTAGTCACTTTTAATAAAGCACCAGTGCCTGTGCCAGATCTTAGTTGGAACACTTGTCCAACTCTAAAATTTTTGCCAGCTTGTGCTACTGATATTTTTTGTGTTGCAGGAAGAATAGTTGCTTGAAACTCGTCACGATAACGAATCCTATCTCCTGGACTAACATTTCCAAAGAATTTTTTATCTAAGAAAAATTCATATACCTGTAAAGCTGGATCAATAAGAACAATACGATCGATCTCACCTATAATGTCTTGTCTTCTATCAATAAGAACACGAAGAATACGAGTAGAAGTTTGAATATCAACCAGTTTACCAACAATGTCTTCTGCAGTACCATAATCTACTTTGGCAAACAAAGCGAGTTCTTGATTCCAACGACCATCTGATGCACGAAGCATTGAACGACCTGGATATACCAACTCAACATCTTTTCCAAACAATAATCTGAATAGAAGTTTATAAGAACCTGCAGACCCTTTTGCTAGGTATTGATCCTTAACATTTTGTAATAAAAATCTTTCGTCTTGAGTTATATTTGGTAAATTATATGCTAATTCTTTTCTAAACTGAGCAACAAATGATTCAAGGGTCTGATCAATATCTCTAATTGTAGAAAAATCAACACCTTGTGCTTGAAGATACTCATAGTATGCTTCAACGAAAGCAACAAATGTTGGGTAATCCTCCCTGATATGCTCAGGAAGTTGTCTTGATACGACAGCAGAAAGATTGGTTCTTGACATTATGATCTAATTGATTGGAAGTCGTAGTTGTAGCCTGCACGTAGGTCGCCATTGATTGTTTGATCTGCGATTGCTTCAACTATTAATAATGTTGGATCGATTTGCACAATCTGATTTAAAGCAGAAACCACATCATATGATTCTGGTTTAACTTGCATTTCAAATATGACATCATCGAGAGCAGTAATAGTTAAGTTGCGTACAACTACACGACCAGCTGCATAGTCAATAGTGCCGATCGATGAATCTACAACAACTTTATCAAAGTTTGGACCAATATAATATAAACGAATGTTACCAACAGCATCATCATCAAGATAATGAACAAGAGTGCTATTTGGTATAAAAAATCCAGTGCTGGAAAATACGTCACCTTGTTTACCACCATCTTGAGAGATAGGATTAATTAGGTTTAGTTTATACTCTGAACTGATATTATATACTGGGGCAAACTGACGTCTTACCATAATACGTGATGTATTATTAACAATTGCAGGATCAGCAGAATCAATAATTCTGGATAATTTAGAGAAACGAAGAACACCATCAAACTTTTCTAAATCTGTGTTATTATAATTTAAAATTGCGTCTTTGACAATGGTTTCAATTTGAGTTGGAGTTTTAGTAGTTTCTCTTGGATTATAGTAAACGAAAGATGTAACTTTAACATTAAAGTATTCTGGATCAATAATTTCTGGAGTGATAGAAACAATATTTCTTTGATCAAGTATATTATTGACAATAATGTCTTTTTGTAAATTTGTTAGCTTATTTGCATCACTGGGTTTTACGCAAATAAAAGTTTTACCGTAGATGGGTGGATCGTTATTTTCACCACCCCAAACAGAAACAGACGATGCTTCTGGAAATTGGCTTAAAATAATTGCTTTATAGTCTTCAGGAGTCACGGCACGATTTTGTGCAGCATACATTCTTGGAGCATTAAATTTAATAGAATCGATACCTTCTGAAGCAGCACCACCAGTAGCACGAGAAACTGTGGTAACTGATAAATTGCTACCCAGTAAAGAAGTTCCACCATATGAAAAGCTAGTTGCACTATTTGGTGCATCTAGATTAGAAACAAAATAATTTAAAGTTATTACGTTACCAATATCTAATTCGGCTCCAAGAATACCATTACCAAAAGAAATTTCATAAAGACCATCATCAATTTCTTTAATAAAATAAACTTTAGTCGTAGTTGTTACATCTGTTAAAGACTCTGCACGAGTATAAACTTGAAAAAAGTCTGCATTTGCATTTTCTTGAACACGCACAGTTAAAGTGTCAATATCCATATTTGCGTTTGGGATAATATAACGAACACCAGCAGCTACAGTATATTTGTATTCTAAAGGAGTTCCTTCTACAATTGATAAATTTGAAAATACATAATTACCAGCAGTATTTCTAGCAGTAGTCACAGCAGATCTATTATAGAATGTATAAGACACTCCATCTATTGACGTGTTAAATGATTGATTTGCAGGTAGCGTTACAGTGCTTGGGTTAGAAGTTGGTGCAGTAATTGTAGCATTTACTACTGCAGTTGCGCACTTGGCAGAACGAGGAACATATCCAAGCATTTTTGCCAGCGAAACTACAGAAGCACGTTTACTTGCAGAATCAAGGAACATCTCATTAACGGCAAGGTTAGTATAAACACCATTATAATGAGTGTTGTAAGCCAGTACATCTAGGAGAACAGAAAGACCAGATCCTTCAAAGTCGTAATCAGAAAACTCTGTTTGTCCCTGCAAGAAAGTTTTTAAGTTAGCCTTGATTGTATCAAAGTCTAAATCTGAAACTGTGATTCTTTTATTATTGATTGCCATTTATCGTGTTCTCTCTAGTGCTAGATCGAGAGTAATAGGTCTCTCGGTATTGACTATTTTAAATTCCAGTGTGATATAAACTGCGTTTAACTCTGACGCATCATTTACTCGAACGTCTATAATTTCCACTCTTGGTTCAAAGTTATTGATAACATCAATAATCGCACGCTGAAGCATAACATCAAACATTGGACCAGGAAGTTCAAACATTAATGCTCGAATAGGAGAACCGATTTCACTATGAAATGGTCTCTCAAAGTTTCTGGTTAATAGAAGGTTTTTAACGGATGCCTTAATAGCATTCTCGTCATATCTACGAGTTATGTCCCTAGTCACTGGATGTTTAGTGAAATTAAGGTCGATGTCGGAGAAAAGTCTTGTGTTTCTTGCCATATTCTTATTTAGGTTATTCTATAAAAGAGTTGGGAGATCCTTCGCCAATTGCATCTCCACATGCAATATTATCACCAATTCTTGCAGCCAGTTTACCCTCTATAAAAGTCTTACTGGCTCCAGAAGATGGAGATCTAGTTGCTCCAGCGTGAGTAGTAACACCGCATGTATGAGGTGCATGAAGACAACCAGTATCAATGACTGAAGCTAAAATTCCATTAAAAAAGGTTTTTGTTACTGGAGTTTGTATAAGAGCAGTTGGAGCAAAGCATCCATGTCCAGTACTCATATCTCCGATTCTACTTACTGCTGGCATATCCTACATATTCCTGTAAAGAGTTTTTTCCGCTAGTCCAGTCATTGGTAACAGTTTTACTATAAACTTGAGTGGCAATAATTGTATCGCCATCTTTGGCAGTTGCCGTATAAGTAAACGTCTTACTAGAAACCAAACTCGCCTTATATGAAATCATTTCATATAATTGATCAATATTAATCTGATTAAACTTTGTAACTACAGGAAACGATCCTTCTGAAGTTCTGTAGGTTATTGTGTTATCAAATGAATCAAAATAATATCCAGAAAGTATACCACCAGAAACACTAATTGTATTTGGATTAACCTGATTTACAGTAATAGTAACTGGGTATGAAACCATAGTCATAGTTCCAGGATCTTCCTGTTCATATGTTATAGTATTAGAAAATGACACAATCTCATTAACAGAACCTAAATCCGTTGATTCTGGTAACCAAGCCATTATGCACTCTTAGGCGGAATATTTTCAACCAATACAAATCCAGATGGCATACCTGCAGTGTTACGTTTATAAGTCGAATCATTGACCATAGTAAATGCCATTTTTCTAGAACCTTTTGCTTTGTATGATACGTGAATCCATACAGATCCTGGATGACGATATTCTAAAATTAACTGGTCGTATGGAATAATCTTTTCAGCCTTTTGAATAATATCATACGTTGATGTATACTTGTCTGGTAGCATAATACCAATATCAATAGCCTGCCCCTTACAGTGATCAGATGTTGGCGACTCATTTCCAACAACACCTTTTAACCGATAACCAGAGTTAATTTTCCACTGAGTTTTATATCCACCAATACCACCTGGAAGAATTTCCAACATTGGTTCTAGAATATTTTGAGCAGTTTGAGCAAGATTACACACAATTTCTTGAACTGTGTATATACGTTCTGGTGATGATTTAGACTCTTTAAGCATCTGATCAACTAGACGATGCTTACCACCAACACCACCATCAATTAACATACCAAGAGTAAAGTTCTTAGACATTCTAAAGTCATTTGAGAATTCTTTTCTTGCGTAGATAATATCGCAACTCACTGGAATCTCATTCTTAGATCCGCCACTTGGGGCAGGTGCTTCTTCTGTAGCAACAGGTGGTAGCGCACCAACAACACCTTCTGTTCTTGCTTGTTGAGCAGATGCAGCACGACCTTCTGGTGTTTCAAAATCATCTGGAGTTTCAGCAGTAGTTTTTTCTTCAAACTCACGTTCTGGTGGAATTGCAAATGGGACGACTGGGCTTAAACCAATAGTTGCTGCTGGTGGAGTAAGGGGAACATCTTCTACATCTTGAGCACCATCAGCACCATTACCAAACTGTCCTTGACTATAATCTATACTAGTAGTGCCACCACTTAAATAGTTTGCGTCACCTTCCGATTCTTGATTAATCGTAGAACCTTTGATATTCATAGCACCAACTGCTTGTGTAGTTAGACCACCTTGTGATTTAGTATTAATAGTTGCTGCATCAATAGAGTAATCTCCAGCAACTTTAACTTTAAAGTCTCCACCGATTGCCATGGTTACATCAGTACCAACACCGATGTCTAGATTGTTACCAACTTTTATAGTTGCATTTTGATCAACTTGAATGTTCGCATCGGTTCTTGCATAAATGTTTGTATTACCATCAACAGTAATATTACACTCACCTCTTACGCTAATACATCCGTTCTTTTCCATAAGAACAAAGTTATCGCCAACGATATAATTTACTTGTGTTCCATTGGTATCAATCTCGTGAAATGTACCAGAGCGATGGTAAGTATGAATACGTTCTTGCCCTGGAGTATCATCAAACTCTTGAATGTGACCAGACTCAGTTTCAAACACTTTGTTAAATGGATACTTTGCTCCATAAGGTGCTTCAGGTTGATCCCATGGACCAAGATCTAATGCACGAGGAACAGCACGAACTCTTACAGCGTCTTTTTTCTTAACAACTGTACCTTCAATAATACCACGTGCCAAACGATTTGTATCTGGTTCACCAATGTATGCTTTTAAAGGATATTTACTATTTGGATCTCTAAATCCGTTATTGTCTGCACCTGAACGAACAGATTCTTCTGATGGTCTAGGTGTGGCATCTCCATCCGCTGGAGGAGTGGCAATTGGTGCACCTGCATCTTTTTCTTCTCCACCAGTGCCAGCTTTACCGTAGAAATACTCGTAGTAGTTTTGTTTAAGTGCAGCGATATCTGGTGAGTTTACACCAACTGCTTTTTTAGCTGCAAGGAAGAATCCAGGATGTGCAGCAGGTGCAACACCTTTAACACGATCTTTAATATACAATGCAGCAACCAAAGCAGATACGTTAATATCAGCATCAAGAGAATCTGGATTATTAACAATATCTAAATTCAAGCCCATATCATTGGCAAGTTTTTGATAACGCTGATAATTTGCCTTACCAGTTAGTTGAATAAATCCACGACCAAAATACTTTCCACCATCGGCATCTGTCTGATTACCTAAGAATCCCTTACCTCGTTTTGTTGGACCATATGCCCATGAGAAAAACTGATCACGTGTTATACCCTTTTTACTAGCATCAGAATATTGTGTTATGTCTTCTGGGGTAGCAAAGGAATAAATCTGCTTCATACGATTGGCAGAATAATTGAATGCTTCTAACTGAGGAATCCAACGTGATTCACCACCAGCGATACCTAGTAGTGCACATTTTTGTTCACGTGTAGTTAATCCAACTTTATCACACGCTGCAATTAGTGCCTTAATTCCTGCTTCAGATTTTCCTGAATTTGGTGATGACTTTGGTGGTGCAATTGTTGGGATAGCAGAATTTGTTGGTGTGGCTTTTACTGCTGATGGTACTGTTGTTCCAGTAGTTATAACAGTACCATCTCCAGAAGTGACTGGAGTTCCATCTGAACTTGTCAATACATTTTGTATTTTGCTGGCATTGACTGCTGCAAGATTTGTTGGAGCAGCGTCAAACGATAGAATATTCTCTGTGTATTGAATTACTGGATTACTAATAGTAATTTGAGTTCCACTATCGATAGAAACGATGAATGTACCTTCAGGTAATCCAAAGCCAAACACTTTCATGTTTGCCAATAATGGTGCCGTTAAATTAGTAGAGCCAGTCTCTGGATCGTAAAATGTTAATTGTTTACCAGAAACTGGTCCAGGAATAGTTCTTAACTTTAAATCGGCGATTTTTGGAGAAGCACCAATTGGACCACTATCATCAGCGTCTGGTGGGATTGGTGTTGATGGAATACCACCAATTGTACCAATTATAATTGGTTGTTGCTGTTCAGCATCAGCATACATAATAATAACAGCAGAACCTTCAACTGGTCCAATTGGAGAGTATCCAATACCGTTCATTGCAGCAGAAGTTACTGGCTGAACTGGAGTTGCCCAAGGTAAATCTGCAGTCGGTAACTGTGACTTATCATGCGTGTGCAAACCAACCACTCGAACTTGGCAACGACCAAGTCTTAAAGGATCTTGTCTATTCTCGACTACACCATAGTAAAAATTCATTATTTACCTTTGTTCATATCCATTTGTGAAGACTCTTTAATCACTTCCATAACACACTCGTGTTTTTCTCTATCTACATAGTGATTAATCGCTGCAATAATATAATAACCAGAAAACATTTTGTCAGTAATATCTCCGTCTTTATCAGAGAGTGATTCTATTTTATTTAACACCACTGCAATCTTTTGACCAACAGTATAGTCTGCTCTTCCTGGAACTGTAATTTCTAGCTTGTTTGATTCAGCCAACTTCATCAATGAATTTCTTTCCTGAATTATTCTTGTATTAGTTACATCACCGAAGCCTGAATGATTTGCGAATGCTTTAGGTTCATTCATAATTAAAGCACTGTTTCTAAAAATAGATCTATTGGAATTAATAGGAAACTTGTTCAAGTGTTTTTGTTGTTCAAATCGTTTGAACATATCGTAATTTTTTGAAGTATAAGACTTCTTTGTTGTGTCATAAGTTATTAACTTTGACGATAGCATACCAGATTGAATACGATCGATGTAGTCAAATCCAGTTGGGATACTAATTGAGATAATTCGTTTATAATCTTCCTGCACGTTTCTTGCACTGCCACCACCTGGAAGGTCGTCACGAGTATACTTGTCGTAAGTAAACTCTTGAAATACATTATTTGAATACAATGATTCTAAACTTATAAAGTAAAAGCCATCTCTATTCTCAAAGAAAACGTAGTCTGGAGTTTTATTAATATTGATTGCGTTATCAATTAAATACATAATATTTTGAACTGGACTCCAGTAATTAGAAGTGTACTTTGTGGAGTTTATAGTTGGTTCAATATTAACTGATTTGGTACTTTCCATTCCATCGTATTTGTCAGTAACAAATTTCTTAACGAGGTCGGATACTTTACCTGTAAATGTCTTGCTTATCTTTTTATTTAAATCAGAAATTGCTTCTGTTGAAATAAAGTGTAGTTGATAAACAACTGAACGATCTCCAAGCAACTCTCTATTCCCCATCTTATAGATGTAGAATGTATTTTTGATATTATTTTTATCTAATGTTGGAGTTCTAATTTCTAACTCTAGATACTCTTCACCAATAAATGGAAATAGATTGATCAGATCTAAAGATTCTTTCACAATTAAACTGCCAGTGATAAATGGTGAAAATAGATCTTCGTATACCTGTACAGTGATTACCTGTCCAGCAATATCTTGATAAAAACCAGATGGAGTAATAATCCTGACCTTGTCAAGAATTACCTCACCTGCAAATTTTAACTGCTCGCCTGATTGCATTATAGAGATTCTTTAAAGTTTTTAAGAATTGTATTCACTAGCTGTGGAGATATAATTTTGATTCTTCGTTTGCTTTCATTGATGTTTCTTTCATGTTGAGCAAAAGTCTCAGGAACTGCGCCTGGAGCGTCAGAGTTTACTGTGAATCCAGCAGCATTAATATAATGTTTTATTCCATTAACATTTGCACCATGTACTTCTGTAATGTGTCTAGCTAATTGTGGCTCAGGTAATGGAAAGTCACTTATGTAATCATACTTATTATTGGCAAGCATAATGATCCAATGATACTCTGCGTTGCCGTAAATCTTTTCCGCTATAATTTCTGGAGTTTCTCCGTCAACAATATCATATTCATCAAAATATGTTATAGAGGAGAATAGTTCTTTACGGAATCTTACGTTTCGAGTTATATCAGTAACTACAGATGTTTTATTATTTGTTCCGTAGTTAAAGTCATACAGAAACTTAGGGAAATCTTTAAAATACATTATAGACCATCCTTAATTTTGTCTTTAGTAAGAAGAGCAAGTTCACGGAATGACATTTGTACGTTAATTTGCGTTGGCATGCCATTATCAAATGTAGAGAATACTCCGTTAGGTGTGTAGTTGACACTCATTTCTGTCAACACGCAGGATGTGTGGCGATGAAGATTTAAGTTTTCTGTACCATTTTGATAATAGAAAATATCAAACTCAGATGGATAGATATAAACAAAATTATTGGCATCCTTAAATTCTGGATGCATATGATATTTAAATTCGTAAATAATTCTTTGAACATTCCTAGCTTCATCTACGCTTCTAGGAAAGAACTGATATTCAACCTGAAATGTTCTAAAATCTACACCACTAAATACTTGTTCTTTTTTCGGGTTTGCTGCTAGACCTGTGGCTGCAGAATTCGCTGAAGCGAATGGACCTTTAGATAATGCTAAATTTGTACCCATCGCTGCAGCGATATCACCCACATCTTTAGTATTAACACTATCCTTATTCATCAATGCTTTAGCAATTTCTACTGCTTGCTCTCCTGCAACTGCAGCCATAGCCAAAGCACCAGTATCCTGATCACCCCACTGCATACCATAACGAATCTGTAGTTGATTTGGTATATGTAACGCAATAGCAGTTTTTAATCTTCTTTGAGCACGACTAGCAGTAGCAGCGACTTTAGAAGTAGCATAAGCACCAACAGCTGCTAAACCTGCTGTTGGACCAGCAACAGCTCCAACTCCTAATGCTTTACCTAAAATGGCACCACCAGCGAGAAGTCCAAGATTAGTCGCTAATAGTTTATCTGAAGATAAATTTTGTGCGATTAAGTCTCCACGATCTCTTGGAGTGTTGTCATTAACGAATTCACTTTCATCTGCAGTTTTTGCTAACTTCGAATCAGTTTGTACGTTGATATAAAAGATAGCATAATTGCCACCATACTCACCAGTATTTGAGATTAAATCTTTTGGATATGAATGCATGCTCACTGAGTACTTATCACTCATTGAACTTGCACCACCACGTTTATTATAAAGATTTTCTTTTAGTGGGGTGTATTCTTCACCAGTTTCTGGATTAATAGCCATTCTAGTCCTTTACCCTAAATAAGAGCGGTGTTATTTATTTTCCTATTACTTATTTATGTTCCATAAAAGAAAGTTCACTCCAATATTTCCTGAAAAATATACAGGAGACCCAACTAATATCGTTATGCGATCTAGCTGGGAAACTATGTTTGCGTCTTGGTGTGACAAGAATCCCAGTATCGTAAAGTGGAGTTCTGAGGAGACAGTTATACCCTATAAGTGTCCCACGGATAATCGTATTCATCGTTATTTCGTAGACTTTAAAATAACGGTAACTACAGGGAAGACTTACTTGGTGGAAGTCAAACCTGCAGCGCAATGTAAACCACCTATATTTCCAGGAAAACGAACTCAGAGATATTTAGTAGAATCCCTAACATTTATGAAGAATCAAGCTAAATGGGCAGCAGCAACAGAATTTGCAAAAGATAGGAATTGGGAGTTTAAGATTATAACTGAACACGAGTTGGGGTTAACACCTAAATAACTAATATGGCAAACCTAAAAGACGTTTTCGAGCGAAATCAGTACGATCTCTTAACAGCAGTTAAGAAGTCTCGTTCATGGTTTGAGCAGCAAGTACTCTTAATGAGTAGGCAACAGATTACCCCTCAAAGAGTTCTTCAGGGTAATCCAGACCAATTAACAACTAGAGTTATGCCTGGATTTTTGTATATGTTTGCGTACGATCCAAAGGGTAAAGCAGAACTTCCATACTATGATAAGTTCCCACTAGTTCTTCCATTTCGTAAAACACCTGATGGATTTATCGGTTTGAATTTACACTATCTACCATATCAATTGCGTATCACACTTCTTGATAATTTACTAGTGTTTAAAAACAACTCTAAAATAGATGAAACCACTAGAATTAAATATTCTTGGGCACTCATCGATGGAGTCTCAAAATATGCTGCAGCAAAACCCTGCGTTAAACAATACCTTACTGGTCATGTTAGATCTCAGTTTAGACAGATAAACTCTAATGATTGGGCAACCGCTATGTTACTTCCAGTTGAAAGATTCGTGGGAGCGAGCAAACAAGAAATCTGGGCAGAGTCCAGAAAGATAATGAGAAAATAAAATGCTTAAAGATTTTATATCAGAAATTAAACGAGGCTCTCTCGCTAGAAATAACAGATACGCTGTTATCTTCACTCCACCTTCTCGAATAAATCCAGGTGCATTAAGAAAAGTTTTACTTTTCTGCGATCAGATTCAACTTCCAGGAGTTAATTACTCAACAGTTCAAAATAGAACATTCGGTGAATTTAGAGAAACACCATATGAAAAGTTATATGATAACTTATCTATGTCATTCTATGTAGATAACGATATGAAAGTTAAAGCATTATTTGATGATTGGATTGGTAGTATTCAAGACCCCAAAACAAGAACATTTAGTTATTATAATGATTATATTTCAGAGATGAAGATTGAAGTTCAAGATCTTCAAAATAAAACTCGTTATGAAATGACTTTATATGAGTGCTATCCAAAGAACATTAGTTCAATTCAGATGGATTATTCCAATAAAGATTTTATGAAAATGCAAGTAACTATGCAGTACAAATACTGGACTGCTACAACAAAGAGTCCTCTAGCAGACGGACAAAAGATTCCAACATCCTTCATTGATAAATTAACTAAAAACTTTACTGGATTTCAGGAACAGATAAATGGAGTTATCGGTGAACGTGCTGGTAACTTCGTAACAGGTGCTTTGGGTTCTGCTGTTGTAACTAAACTTCCAGGATTGCTAAGATTCTAATAAATACATCATTAAGGATTGCGAATGAAGATTGATGACACATTATCTGCCGAATTTGGAATACAACCAATGGGCAACACTGAAGTGATAACAAAGACTGGAGAAGTTATTAACGACTCTACAAATAAAATTCAAGACGACTTCGATGTTACTCGAGGTAATCTTCGTATATTACTGCAACAGGGACAGGAAGCACTACAGAAGTCACTTGACGTGGCTATGCAGTCTGAGCATCCAAGAGCATTTGAAGTTGTTGGAAATCTAATGAAGCAGTTGGCTGATATAAACCAACAGTTATTAGATCTACATCAACAGAAGCAAAAGCTGGATACACCTAAAGAAGGATCCAGAAAAGAAGTGACGAATAACAATGTTATCTTTACAGGTAGCACTGCTGAGTTGAATAAGTTAATTAAGAATATGTCTAAAGGAGAATAATTATGGCTTTGCCGATGATGAATACACCAACCTACACAATGGTTGTGCCTTCAAGTGGAGCGACAGTAAGATACCGTCCATTCCTCGTTAAAGAGGAGAAAGCACTTTTGATTGCACAGCAATCTGAAGATGTAGTAACAATGATTGAAACATTGAAGAAAGTTGTTAAGTCTTGCGTTCAAGACGAGATTAATGTTGAAAAACTAGCAACATTCGATCTAGAGTATATGTTTACTCAGATTCGTGGTAAGTCTGTTGGTGAAACAGTTGATTTAATTTTTGCCTGTGATACAGATCACGGAGAGCAAAACGAAAAAGCTAAAACCACTGTTACTGTTGACTTGTCTACGATTACTGTAGAAAAATCTGCAGACCATAGCAGTAAGATTGAATTGTTCGGTAATGTCGGTGTAGTGATGAAGTATCCTACAGTTGATGTTATTAAAAAATTAGAGGGTTTTGATACCAGTGACTTAGATACAGTCTTTGATATTATGGCTTTATCTATTGATTACATTTATGATGGCGATAATTTGTTTTATGCTAAAGAACAAACTCAGCCTGAACTATTACAGTTTATCGAAAACCTATCTTCAGAGCAGTTTGCTAGAGTTCAAAAGTTCTTTGAAACAATGCCGAAGATTAAAAAAGAGATTGAATATGACTGCCCTGTTTGTGGAAGACACCATGTTAAGATGTTGGAGGGACTCCAAAGTTTTTTTTAGTATTGCTCAGTCATGAATCGCTTGAGAACTATTATAAAATGAATTTTGCGATGATGCAGTACCACAAATACTCTTTGGCTGAGCTGGAAGAAATGATACCTTTCGAAAGAGAAGTATATGTCTTCATGCTAATTCAGTATCTTGAAGAAGAAAAGAAAAGAATAGAATCCAAAAAGAGGATGTAACAGATGGCAAAAAATAAAAACTATCAAGTACATGTCACATCAAGTGACATGACGGCATTACTCAATGCGCAAACAGAGTCAATGAAATCTCTAAAGACGATTTCAGAAACTATGCAGTTAATTAAATTGACTGAGTTTGCGAGTCTGTACGAGACTAAACAAATTGACGATGATGGTGATAGACAAGAAAAGATTGCCGAACAGAATGTTAAAATTGATAAAGAAATTTTAAAAGTTCAAAAAGACATCTCAAAATCCATTAAAGAACAAGGTACATATACCAGAGAAGAAGCAAAAGCAATTGCTAATATTGCTAAGGGTATGCAAACATTTAAGACCATGGGAGATCGAATCTCTGATATGGGTAAAAGTTTCAAAGATAAGTTTGGTTCTGGATCTGCTCTAAAAACAACTGCATTGAAAGCAGTGAATATTGGTGGTATCTTTGATAAGTCTATCGCCAAAGAAAAGTTTATTCAAACTCAAAGAAAACTTGGTTCTGAGGATGATCGCTCTACTCTTTCTGGTAAATTTGAAACTGCAAATAGAGCAGCAAAAGATATCAAGAAAAACGAAGCTGAAATCTCCCAGTTGAAAAAAGATACTGGGATGTCAGAAGCTGAATTGGCTAAGAGAGGTGCAGGTAAGGATCTATTCGCTAAACGAAATTCTCTGACAGATACTCTTGCTGGCGCAGATTTAAGAGCAGGTAGTTTAAAAACTTCTCCAACTCAGCAGTTTGCAGATTCTGGCGCTAACGAAGAACAAGCACTTGAAGCACAAAAACATGCTCAGAAACAAGAAGATCTTTTTATTAAAATTGAGCAGAATACTCGTGGTGAGTCTCCTGACCAAAAAGCTAAGCCAGCTGAAGGTGACAAAGCAGGTGGAGGTATGCTCTCTGGTTTAATGAGTGGTGGTGCAGGTAAAGCATTAGATGGCATGAAGAAATTCGGTATCGGTCTTTTGGCAATTGGTGCAGCATTGTTTGTTGCAGCAAAGGCATTCCAAGAATTTGGCGAAGTTGAATGGGATTCAATCGGTAAAGGTATGGTTGCTCTTGGTGGTTTAGTTCTTGCTGCAATCGGATTAGATAAAGTAAAAGGATCTATTATTAAAGGTGCGTTTGCTCTTGGTGTACTGGCTCTTGCCATGTACGGAATGAGTGCAGCATTGGGTGGATTCGCTGAATTAGAATGGGAAACCATTGGTAAGGGAATGCTTGCTGTTGCTGGTATTGCTGTAATCGCTGCAGTTATGGGTAGTGCTATTGTTCCAATCACTTTAGGTGCTGCAGCAATTGGTTTACTCGGTGGTGCTTTGTGGATTGTTGGCGAAGCAATGCAAGCAGTGGGTGAAGGCTTTTCTCAGATGACTGACGGGTTGACTAAACTTGGTCAGCTAGATGGTAATAATCTTATTATGGTTGGTGCTGGTCTTGCAGCTATTGGCGCAGGCATGGCAGTGTTCGGTGCTGGAACTGCTGCAGCTGGTATCGGTAATCTAGTGGGTGGATTCTTAAATCTAGTAACTCCTGGAAAGTCTCCAGTTGAACAGATTATGATGATGGGTGAACGAGGTCAAGATATCAAAGCAGCAGGTGATGGTGTAATGGCTCTTGCTACTGGTTTGGGTAAATTCTCTACAATTGATACTAAAACAATTAAAGCGATCTCTGACCTTCCAGTTGATAAAATTGCAGCTATGGGTGCAGCAATGAGAATGGCAAATGCAGTTGAGGGTGGTTCTAGAACAAACGCTGATAATGCTGCAGTAAGTGGCGGTGGTGGCAGCGGTAACACTGCTGTTGTTAATGCTCCAGTCACAACAAACAACAATACCTCTCAGATAATTAGATCTCCAATTCGAAATCAAGAATCTTCGATGTCAAAGTTCGTTGCAAGCAGATACGCACGAGCATAAAAAATGGGAGCCGATCGGCTCCCATAGTACTTCACAGTGCCTTTCGGCAACTCATAATTAATCTTCTTTAGCGATCTTCTCAAAGTAAGACATAACATCATCGTCGTCTTCTTCCATTGCCTTTGGTGCTGGCGCAGGTTTAGAAGCAATCTTTGGTGCTTGTGCTACAGGACGATCTTCATCTTCAGCGATCTGTGCAGCAGACTTGCTAGCAAAAGAATCACCAGACAAAACCTCATTGAGTTTCTTCTTCAACTCATCATAAGACTTGAAGTTCTTACGATCAGTAAACTCAGACAACTTATGCTGAGAATTAGCAATGTGAAGAATTGATTCATCGTCACTAGCAATTGCAGCTGGCTCCATGAATGCAGACTCATCATAGTTTGCGTAACCATCTTTCTTACGCATACGCAATTTGAAGTTTGCACCTTCCCAGAAGTCGAAGACATTGACTGGCTTCTCATCTTCAAAGGTTGGGCGAGCCTTGTCCATAATCTTATCAAAGATTTTCTTACCAAACTTCCACAAGAACACTTTACCTTCATTCTCAGGATGCTTAGGATCAGACACAACCAAGACATTGGCAGTGAAACTTAGACGACGCTTTTGTTTACGTGCAATCTCTTTGTTCGCTTCAGAACCAGAGTTCCAAAGAGTGGTATTCAATTCACCGACTGGATCATTTTCACCAAGAGTTGTTAGAGAGTTTTCGATATACCATTTTCCAGTTGGACCTTGGAAGCCATGTGAAAAGATTCGAACCCATGGGAGTTCGTCACCTTCTACACGAGGTAGAAATCGGAGTGTTGCTGTTCCGTTACCAGCCTTGTCACCTTCGAGACGCCAGAAGCGATCGTCTGTGAAAGACTTTTGTTCGGATTGGGGATTTGCGACTTTTTCGAATGCATTAGAGATTGCACCAAAGTCAGAGTTGCGCATCTTGCGCAGAGATTGAATATCCATCGTATTTCCTTTGTATTAAAAGTATTAATTTGTATTATCGTTTTGTATATGTTGAATCTGAATGTCATCACTAATTTCAATCTCATCGTCAAATGAGTCATCATCAAATTCTTCTTCAACATAACTATTTAGCGTTTTCATACCACCACCTTTTTTACCAGTGGACTTTCCAGAACGCTTTCCAGAAAATTCGTCATCGTTTCGTTGCTTATTATATGTCTTACCCATTGTATCACTCTGCAAGTTCTTCTTTAAAATGCCCGAAGATTTTACCAATCTTTATTTTATCGTATTTAACGAACCCAGTCAACTTTTTAATTCTTCGCAACTCATCTTCCCATATGTACTTTACAGAAGCATGGGTTGCCCAGTCATCAAGTATATCTATCTGGTCGTTTATGATATTTAGTGTCTCTATCGCAATTTTACCTCCAACAAATAAATTTAATGCTACTGGATATTCGTTTTCTGTAAACTGAAATATTGCAGTGGATTTTAACTTGTTCACTTCAACATAGGTTAAAAGAGTTGCTAAGTCATCCACGAAAATCTTAGTCATAGACTGCTTTCGTTTCTGCCATTGTAAGTAATTATCGTCTGCTTCTTGACCAGCATAAATCGCTTGGTCATTGCCATACGCAAAGTTAGCCACAAAGAACTGGATGATGTCTTTATCATCTGGTCGTTTGCTTGCCAACTTCTCAAAAATGTATCTATCATTACGAGCATTAAATGCCTCACGAGTGCCACGAACATTACCTCTGTTTTCAAAAACATTGAACCTGTCGGTGGTAAAGTGAAGTTTAATTGCTAGGTAATAACGATATGCCTTAAATCCATCCATTACACATCCAGTTGTGCTTGCTTTGGTAAATAGTTCAACTCACGAAAATTCATCTCAATTTTATCTTTGAGTGATTTGTTAATCAACTTCGATACATCTTCTGGCTCTAGATAGTTT